GGCTGCATTATCTTGAGGATTAATCCAAATATGCGGTCTTTGGGAATAGGGGATTAGGTAACGAGTACCTGTATCGTTTGTGATGGTCGTTGGTGTCAGCGTCGGTAGAGGCTGATACGACATCATCATTGCGCCATAATAAAAAGGCGACGAATTGATCAATACTTTAACCTTTAACGTACAACGAATGAAGGCAAAATTGTTCAACTTGTACTGAATCCGAGGATCAGTGAAGAATGCGTTCCATGGGCTCACAGTGTGAGATGTTCCTACGGCATCGCTTTCGTTCCACGTGAAATTCAGAATACGGACAGGTCGAGACAAAAAGCCAACAAGGTCAATATTTTGAGTTTGATCAAATGATGCGTCATCATAATCCATAGCGGCTATCTCTGTGCGCTCGCCAGGATTCATGTCTGAAAAATGTGTAGTCTGCTGTTGTAAATCATACATAGTAGCGGCCGTATTAGGTTCCACTACATCAGCCTGAACTTCGCATTGACACTTACAATCATTAACGATAGGGGGTGTTGGATCTTCGAGTGCAGAAGTCCTACGACGTTGCATTCTTGCATACTCGCGCGGTTCGAGAACCGGAGAGTAGGGATGCCATTCGTCGATCGATGGACTCGAGGGTCGAGAATCCGAACTTACAGCTGAAACCAAGCCAGCAACTGAAACTGGCGTACTTTGACGATGTACGTTCGCCGGGATGTCTAGCCGTCCCGGACTGCTTTGCGACAATCTGCCCTGTCGCTGGTCTGCATGTTTGCAAGAAATCATTTTTATACAATGTGTCGGGGGATCAGCCCTAGCAAGGGTTAGCTGTTGTCTCAGGATTTTCTTTGTGTTTACTCACCGGTCTTAACCCATCCGAATGGGAGTTTTTAGAGAGAACTACTCCATATTGGTGTCCTAACCCGCCACCATGGGAGAAACTAACGATTCTAAGCGGAAAGCCCTCTAGCGGCTTTCAATTTCTCATCCACATTAATTCCATCAACACTTACATGCTGAGATGAATACCAAAAAGATTCAACAAGTGAATCATATGTGGGGAAAGTTGATTCGCTTACATAAAGTTCCAAATCATTTTCGGAAACAACGTCCTTAAACATTGCAACCTTTTCTTCGAAAATTTCACGTCCATAAAAAAAATATTCACGGACTGCAGTCGAAATTACTTCTGCCGCGTGTGCCGACGGGGATATGTTGTTTTTTGCGGTACAAATCGTCACCATCTTCGCAATTGAAGTTGGATCTAAAGGTGCCACATACACTCCCAAATCGCCCTCATAACGCCAGGTTCTTTTCAGAAAACTGCATTGTTCAAAATCGATATAAGGTATAGATTCCGATTCCTTGTCAGCCATAGTGTAATCAATTCCAATCATTGCTAAACAACGTTGTATGGATGAGTGATTAAACCATGGGCATTTCTCAGAGATGCTCATAGCATTGTCGTCGCCATATGTCATTAGGGCGACAGCATCCTTAAACCTCAAGGTAATAAGGTAAACAAACTCTTCTCGGTCCTTGACATAGGACCACTCACTTCCAGTATGCCACTTCTCGAGTGCATTGTCAAGATGACAATTGCTCCATTTTTGAGTCATATACTCCTCGCGGAGAGTAAAGAAACAATAGCGCATATAGATAGAGTTGACAAGACTGTTAATTATGACAGTGAGGGGGTGTCCTGAGGGATTACTCCCAAAGAACTCCACAACATCACCATTCATATTCACAGTTGGAAACGCCGTGTCATAAGCGATGCCTCGCACAACAGCGAGGTCTTCTTCCGAGTATCCGGCCTCTTTACAGATTCGCAAAATAATCTCGAAGGCAGCCAAAATAGCAGTAGCAGGCATGCGTTTGTCAAACTTAGCATAGTCACCAGCAACGATTCTCTTCCTCCCAAATTTGGTCAGAAAATTCATAAGCTCGTGCCATTCCAAAGATTGTGCAACAATTCCTGGTCCCGCCTCAAACAAAAAGCGATTTTTCTGCATCAATACAATAACAGACAGCAAATACTTTCGGACAACTAGTGTCCAAGCTGCATTCGCCATCGTAAAGAGACGCACTTTCTTAGCTTCTGCTTTGGCATGGGATATGGGTTCGTCTTTTGGACAACCACTAAAAATAGCGTGAGCTCTTTCACCGCGATGGTAGGTCGCGATGATCTCTTTTGCCATATCCATTACTTCGGGTGTGAAGGTCATCAAATCTTCGCCTGGATTACTTTCAACAGGTTGCATAAAATGCTTTTTAGATTTCCTCCATGGGAACCCCATACTCGACTTTCTATTCATCTTGTCGCAGTACAGTACTCCAGCAGCACCATTGATGGCTGTTTTGTCATCATACACCATAACTGTTTTTTTATAATCCAACTTAGCATCTTGTATATCATCCCAAAATTGGTCAACACAAGTGTCAAGGGTTTCTTGTTTTATCATAGTTACGGGTTGTGTCATGTCATTCCATGCGTGCCGCCAGAGTCCATTTCCGAACTCGGGCGCGGTTTTTTCTTCTGGGTAACCACGCTTAACCATTGA